CAATGCGATTGCTATGTGCGGAGCTGACGCTGATGTTCGTCGTTGGGGTATCATCGATCCTGTTTATGTCTATGATAATGAACCCAGGAACAGAGAAATCCTTTCCCGAGTCGAACGTAGTATCGCCAATGGTGAAAGGGTAGTCATTTGGCCATCCAACATTACTGAAAAAGACATCAATGATATGGTTTTGTCTGGACTGGATGTGCAGTCTGTGATAGAATCAAATACATACTCTGGTTTAGAAGCAAAACTTAAATTTACCACCTGGAAGAAGATATGAGTAACGGTACTAAGGTTAAAAAGAGAGATGGGAGAATTGAACCTCTTGACTTAGATAAAATGCATTTGATGGTTGAAGAAGCAACCAAGGGTCTTGCGGGGGTTTCTGCAAGTCAAGTTGAGATGAAGTCTGGTATTCAGTTTTACGATGGTATCACCACCGCAGAGATTCAAGAGATTTTGATTCGTGCTGCTTCTGACCTGATTGATCTTGATCATCCTAACTATCAGTTCGTGGCAGCACGTCTGCTTTTGTTTAGTCTCCGTAAGAGTCTCTATGGAAAGATGAGAGAACTTCCTCATCTGGAGGCACATATCATGGACTGTACGAATATTGAAGTCTATGATAAAGATATTTTTCTCAAGTATTCAAAAGAAGAGATTGATAAGGCAAACGGATTTATTGATCATGATCGTGATTTTCTATTCACTTATGCTGGTCTGAGGCAAGTTGTAGATAAATACCTAGTACAGGACAGAAGTGGTGGTGGAGTGTATGAAACTCCTCAGTTTATGTACATCATGATTGCCCTGACAATCTTTGCAGAATATCCTAAGGAGACACGTCTCTCATATGTCAAACGATACTACGACGCAATCTCCAGACACAGACTCAACATTCCCACACCTATCATGGCGGGAGTGCGAACTCCACTTCGACAATTTGCTAGCTGTGTTCTTGTTGATGTTGATGACACCCTCGATAGTATCTTTAGCTCTGATATGGCAATTGGCAAATACGTTGCACAAAGGGCGGGAATCGGTATCAACGCAGGCAGAATCCGTGGCATCAACAGTAAGATCCGAGGCGGAGAAGTTCAACACACAGGTGTTGTACCATTCCTTAAAAAGTTTGAATCGACTGTCCGATGCTGTACACAGAATGGAATTCGTGGTGGCTCAGCGACTGTCCACTTCCCAATCTGGCACCAAGAAATCGAAGACATCTTAGTTCTTAAAAATAACAAAGGTACAGAAGACAATCGCGTAAGAAAACTTGATTACTCTATCCAAATCTCAAAAATCTTTTACGAAAGATTTATCAAAAACGAAGACATCTCACTCTTCAGCCCTCACGATGTTCCAGGTCTGTATGATGCTTTTGGTACTGATGAGTTTGATGACCTCTATGTGGGTTATGAACAAGACGGATCAATTCCTCGCAAGACTATTGGAGGTCAAGAATTATTTTTCGACCTCTTGAAAGAAAGAGCAGAAACTGGTAGAATCTATATCATGAACATTGACCATTGTAATTCTCACTCATCCTTTATGGATAAAGTTGAGATGAGCAATCTGTGTCAAGAGATTACTCTCCCCACTAAACCACTCCAACACATAGACGATCCTGATGGTGAAATTGCTCTTTGCATTCTTAGTGCTATCAATGTTGGTAAAATTAGGGATCTTGAGGATCTTGATGTTCTTTGTGATCTTGCCGTTCGAAGTCTTGATGAACTTATTGATTTTCAGGGATATCCCGTCAAAGCAGCAGAGATTGCCACCAGAGCACGTCGTTCGTTAGGAATTGGATTCATTGGACTGGCACATTATATTGCTAAAAATTGCCACAAATACGACGATCCTGAGACTTGGAAATTAGTTCACAATCTTACCGAAGCGTTTCAGTACTATTTGATTCGTTCCACCGTCAATCTTGCTAAAGAAAAAGGTGCATGTGAATACAGTCATCGCACTAAGTATGGAAATGGAATTCTTCCTATCGATACATATAAAAAGGACGTGGATGAGATTGTACCAAATGAGCTTCACTATGATTGGGAAGATCTTAGGTCACAAGTCAAACAGTATGGAGTTAGGAACTCAACACTGTCCGCACAAATGCCTTCAGAGAGCAGTTCCGTTGTGTCAAATGCAACCAATGGAATCGAACCACCTAGAGGATACCTGTCCATTAAAAAATCAAAGAAAGGACCTCTTAAGCAAATTGTTCCGCAGTATGGGACTTTGAAAAATCATTATGACCTTCTTTGGGAAATGAAAAACAACACTGGTTATATCAATGTTGTTGCGGTGATGCAAAAGTTCTTTGATCAGGCAATTTCTGGTAACTGGAGTTACAATCCAGAACACTATCCAAACAATGAGATTCCAGTGTCTATCATGGCACAGGATCTTTTAACTACATATAAGTACGGTTGGAAGACCAGTTACTATCAAAACACATATGATATTAAGACTGATGAAGTAGAAGAATCTACGGAGTCTCTTGATAGTTTAATTTCTCAACTAGAACAATCCGAGGAGGAAGAGTGTGAGTCTTGTAAAATTTAAGACAAACAGCGAAAGCAAGTCAAAGGTCGATTCAATGACCGTTTTTAACTCAGATGTAGTTGATACCAAAAAGCAACCAATGTTTTTTGGTAGACCACTAGGTATTCAAAGATATGATTCTTATAAGTATCCTATCTTTGATAAACTTACCACACAACAATTAGGATATTTTTGGAGACCAGAAGAGGTTTCTCTTCAAAAAGATCGTGCAGATTATCAGACACTTCGTCCTGAGCAAAAGCACATTTTTACCAGCAATCTTAAATACCAGATCATGCTGGATTCTGTACAAGGGCGTGGTCCTGGGATGGCTTTCATCCCTTACTGCTCACTCCCTGAGTTAGAAGCATGTATGGAAGTTTGGGGATTTATGGAAATGATCCATAGTCGTTCATATACTCACATTATCAAAAACGTATATTCTGATCCTTCAGATGTATTTGATCATATCTTGACTGATGATCGTATTGTAGAACGTGCTCAGAGTGTTACTCAGGCATACAACGACTTTATTAATGCTGCACACCAGTATGATAATTCCAAAGAGTGGCAACATGCTTTGGAAGAAGTTCCTTACGCACAAGAGGCAAGGTATGAACTCAAACGCAAACTCTTTAGAGCTGTTGCAAACGTTAATATACTGGAAGGTATTCGATTTTACGTATCATTTGCTTGTAGTTTTGCTTTTGGTGAACTCAAACTTATGGAGGGAAGTGCAAAGATCATCTCCTTGATTGCTAGGGATGAAAATCAACATCTTGCTATTACTCAGAATATTCTGAAAAAGTGGAGGGAAGGTGATGATCCAGAAATGCAAAAGATTTTTGAAGAAGAAGAGCAGTGGTTGATTAGTACATTTGAAAACTGTGTTAATCAAGAAAAACTTTGGGCAGAGTATTTGTTCAAAGATGGATCGATGATTGGTTTGAATGATAAACTGCTGCAGCAGTATGTAGAATGGATTGCCAATCGTAGAATGAAGGCAATCGGACTTAAACCAATCTATGACATTCCTGCAAAGAACAATCCACTTCCTTGGACAGAGCATTGGATTTCTTCTAAGGGTCTTCAAGTGGCACCACAAGAAACCGAAGTCGAATCATATATCGTCGGAGGGATCAAGCAAGACGTTACCGAAAATACATTTGCCGGATTTAGTCTCTGATTCATATGCAGCATATCGGGAGGCAGCCAAAACGGATGCCTTCCTTTTTGGTGATTATGATGGATATAAAGCATTTGAAAATTTGGATGAGGAGGGTCAGTAGACCCTCTTTTTTTTATAAATATCCTTATAAAGGGTAATTAAGAAATTAAGATGAAATCTTTATCGCAATCGGAATATGGGAATCTTAGAAATCTCTATGAGAGTGTCTATGCTCCTAGAACACAAAATATTTTAGAAGAATTTACTGAAGAAGATTTGATTCATCTTACAGATGAAGAGATTGAAGAGCAGGTAGAAGAGTTTTTCTTAGAGTGTATCGATGAGGGATATGAGATCGATGAGATTGAGAATATCATTTGTGAATATGTAAATACTGAGTTGGAAACTCTTACAGAAAGAGTTGACCCCAAAGAAACACAACGTAGAAGAGATCAAGCAAAGGATAGACTTGCAACTAGCAAAGCAATGAAATCTGCTGCAACACAATCTTCTTCATCTTCATCCGAAACCAAAGCATCGACTCTTTCTAGAGTTAAGAGTGCTGCTAAGAAGGTTGCATCTGGTCTTAAGACAGGTGCCAAGGCAGCAGGTAAGGCAGCACAAGGTGGTATTGGTCTTGCTGCAAGAGCAGTAGGAACAGCTCAGAGAGCAGGAGAGCGTGTTAAGAGTGCTGCTAAGAGTGGTTATGAGAGAGGTAGACATGGATCTGGTGGATCCTCATCTTCATCCGGTGGTGGATCCTCATCAAGTTCCTCATCTTCATCCGGTGGTGGATCTTCATCCGGTGGTGGAACAAGTTCTTCCTCTTCACCTAGCAGATCTTCTGGATCCTCTTCTTCAGGATCTTCTAGTTCTTCTTCAGGTTCCTCAGAAGCACCTGCGAAGAGAAAGGATGGTCTCCTGAAGAGAGGACTGAAGAAACTGGTTAGAGGTGCTGCTAAGGCAGTTGCTACCGGTGCAGGTGCTGTCAAGGCAGGTGCAGATTATGTTGCCAATAGAGCAAGAAAAGAAGAACTGGAAGCAACCGGATTGTTCTCCGAGAAGGAGATTGAAGCAATCATGGAAGCAGAAATGAGTGAGGGTTACAAGGAGATTGATGCTAAAAAGCACGGTCGCATGTATGACAGATACAAGAAACTGAGATCTGCTGCTATTCAAGATGCTCGTGACTCCGGTGAAGCATCCGGAACAAACAGAATGAAGATGGGTAAGATGAGTGCTGTTATTGATAAGTCTTCCGAGAATCTGAGAAAGAAGCAAACTAAAGATCAATTAACCGGTAGAGGTTGATACAAAACTGACATAATTTTTTGAGAGGGCTTGACACCCTCTCTTTTTTTGTCTAGACTAGGTTTGTTCCGGTTAAAGATAAATAATAGCTCATTATTATAGTGATATATGAGTTATGAAAATCCTTGGTTATACATGGAACAACCTTTTGATAGTGATTCTATATGTGATAACTTTGGTTTTGTTTATAAGATTACCAATCTCCTCAACGGTAGATCGTACATTGGGAGAAAGTATTTTTGGTCATTCAGAACACCACCAGGAAAGAAGAGAAAAGTAAAACAAGAATCTGATTGGAAGAAGTATTATGGTTCTTGTCCAGAATTAAAAGAGGATATTAAAAATACTGACAATAAAATATTCTTTAAAAGACAAATTCTTTCTTTACATAAGACAAAAGGAACTTGTAATTTTGAAGAAACAAAACAACTATTCTTAAATAATGTCTTATCTGAGGCACTTGACAACGGGACTCCTGCGTTCTATAATAGCAATATTCTCGGACGCTACATGCGTAAAGACTATGGTAACTTTGGAAGACACTCTGCAGAAAACTCATGAGTGGGCAGTTGATAGAATGCACATTCTTTGTGACACGAAAACATATGACGTATTAGAGTCAATCGAGAATGCTCATGCAATTCAATCTGAGTTTGCCGAATGGCTTGATCCTGACGTTGAAGACCATGAAATTTATTCACTTGAATACCTAGGAGATAATTAATGCTTGCACTTCTTGCATCACTTACATTTGTTGATTATAATCACTTAGCAACAGCTGTACAAGTAGAAGCACATCCAAATTCTGCAGATGAATATTGTGTTGCTGCTTCTGTTCTTAATCGTGTTTTATCAGATAAATTTCCTAATACTATTTCTGGAGTAGTTTTTTCTCCGGGTCAGTATCAAGGACTTGACTATAAAGGATATATAGTTCCAAGCACACGATTAGTTGAAAAACTCAGTTCTCCTTATGGACAAAAAAGTATTGCCTATTGGGCAAGAGTCTTAAATGGAAGAACTGATTTCAAAGGTCAATCAATGCTCAGATACAGAGTTGCGAACGAAGACCCAATGTGCCATCCCAAAGGAAATTTCTATCACTACCACTGGCAATGAACCGACTATTCAAAAAAATTAAAGACATTGTTGTCACTGCTGTCGAACCTTCTACCGAAATTGAAGATAAAATTGAGTGTGCAATCGATGATAATGTTGTTGATTGTACCGAATTAAATGAAGAACCATATGTTGGTGTTCCTGCACCTGAAGAAAATGTTATTGATGAATGGTTTGCAGATCGTACTGGAGAAGTAATTGTGGAAGATTTAGATAACTTTGGTGGGAATTATGAAGGACCTCTGTATGCTCCATATACTGCAGTAGACGAATTTAAAAAGAAGTCTAATGGTGATGATGGAACTCATCAAAGAATGTATGAGATTGCTACTAAAAATCATAATACTACAATTCATCTCAATCCTCCAGGTGGTTCTGAAAACTTCCAAGAAGGTCCTGGTGGTTGGAATTCTGGTACTGGTTGGGGTAAGGTTCAAAAATGAATCAAGATTGGAGATACAGTGAAGAACGTATGGATGTAAGAACTCAGGGATTAAATATCCTGTTTAAAAAATATGGTTCTGAAATTTGTTCTGATGGATCACCTAGATATTCTAACCAAAGCATTTACGAATGTGTTCATGACTGGGTTTCTCAAGGTAACATTCGTACTGATGGCATCACAAAATACTATGAGGCTTATTACGCATGAAAAAAATTATTGCATCTCTGGTTGCTGCGGCAGCGGTTGCCCTACCTGCCCTTTCAGACCCACTAGAAGATAAAGAATTCAATACTATGCATTCGATGGGTTGTATGCTCCTTCGAGAATGTACGGACAATGTTAAACGAATCACAAGTATTCAAGATATTAAAGAT